CGATGATTTCCAATAAAGAACAGAAATCATCGGCATGCGATGCTAATGGTAGGAAGCATCCATGTGTGAACACGGTTACCTCCCTGGCTACAGACAATAGTAGTCAGCAAAAGGATTCAGGGAATCCTCATCTCTCCCCGGGGGGGGAGGTGTTGCTATCTCATGTTGATGTGAAAGTACATCCTGTTGAGCTTAAACCTTGGCTAGCGCCGGTCGAGGTTACAAGGCTTGAACAGGACATCACATTGAACATGATTCCGACCGGGAAACACCCATGTCCTCCTGTAATAGTGGAGGTCCGAGGTTTTCCGGTTCAATCCGAGAAGCAGGTGACTCAGTCACGCTCGCTTACCGACGATGAGCGTTCTCACATTCTATCGACCCTCAAACTGGTGTTGAACACCTATGAAAAGTTTGGGTTTAGATCTGAAGGTTACTCTATGAAAAGTAACAACGAGATTTGGTTGTCAGAATGCGCTCTTGCTGGTGATTGGATGAAGTACGCTAAGTGGCGTCTGGCTGTCTTTGCTGCTGTTCATTTTGAGCAGAAAGAGACACCAGCGCCCCCGGTAGATGGTCTTCGATCAGGAAGCTATTTGCTGGGAGGACGTGCGGTCAGGTTTGTTCGGTGTCTTCGTGACAATACTGAGCGTTTTGCGGAGTTTTTAACTACGCTTAATGCAGGTGTCAAACGAGGGTGCGATAGACCAGATGAAAAGGCTGTGGCAAAAGGATGTGCCAAGACTTTCAAAGCGTTGACCACTGTTCGTCCACGTCAGTTGCTGTGTAGGCCGGAGGTTTTTCCTCAAGGTACATCAGAGCACTTACGTGGGACGATGGTTAACGCTTCTGCACTCCGCTTGTTCATCTCTGATAGAGAAATTGATCAGGATGAATTAACGGCGCAGTTGGTCAGAACCGTTGACGAGTTATTCCCCCCCTCTGTTGAGGCTGGGGTTGACTATGTTGACGCTCTTGCTCGACCGATTGTTCCTAGTACTTCTGCTGTTTATAATAACTCAAGAAGCCGCCTGGGCGGCTTTGGTGATATCTCTGATAGGCTTGAGAGGAATGATCTCCCTCTCTCCATAGCCAAGAGATATGTCGATCTTACCACTAGGCAAAATAAATATGTCTGGTGGTATATCGATGAACCGTCCTTTGAACAGGACCTTGAGTGTGTCTTAGATTCTGAAGAGCGTTGGGACTTATCCTACGTCCTTGACGACTCTAATCTTCGACACGAACAGCTTCGTACAATCTCCAAACTTGTCGCTGATTATCAACGTGCCCCCGACAACCGAGCTGAAATAGTCGGTTTGTCAGAAGCGTTGAAAGTCAGGTGCATAACCAAGGGTAACTCAATACTTAACTATGTATTGAAACCCCTTCAGAAGGTCATGCATACCACTCTCCGCCGACACCCTGTCTTCCGATTAATCGGTAGACCAGTAGAAGTGTCGGATATAGAGTCAATCATGAAGCACCCCTTTCTTAAGGCTGTGCACATGCCAAAGATGTTCATCTCCGGTGACTACTCTGCAGCTACTGACGAATTACGTCGTTGGGCCTCAGAAGCAGTCGCCCTGAGAATAGCGAACAATCTGAAAATTGGCAATGTAATGACTGACCTCTTCTTAACCAACTTATGCCGTAATAGGCTAGTGTTGACTGAGAAGGTAGGTGGTGGTAAACAAGTGGTCGGCGAGGCAGAACAAGTTGAAGGCCAACTTATGGGATCGATTACGTCCTTCCCTATTTTGTGTCTTATCAACGCTGCCTTGATTCGCTACTGCTATGAGTTAAGATGCAGTGGCGGGCGAGCCCGTTATAAGCTTCATCAACTACCATTACTCGTAAACGGAGACGACTGTCTGTTTGTGGGTGACCAGAATCTTAAGGATGTCTGGTCACTCACCTGCAGCAGTGCCGGTCTAGTCGAGTCGATGGGAAAGACCTTTATTCACCCAACCATGGCCAACATCAATTCCACCTGCTTTTTGGCAGGCAAGAGTGGTGTAAAGCAGATTGGTTTCGTAAATTATGGTCTGTTGATGGGGCTGAAACGGAGCGCTCAAAGCAGTTCCAACTGTGAAGAAGACGATATTTTCAGTCTTGCGCAAAGTGGTCGAGACCTGGTAAACCAGGCACCACAGTTCTTGCGTAACTCACTAGCTCGTGAGTTCTTCTACCGTCATGAACACCGTGTCAGAGACTATGGTGTTTCGTACTTCATGCCTACCTGGGCAGGCGGTTTGGGATTGCCCACCTTCGAACATCAGGGACGTCAATGTACCGACTTAGCTGAGATCGCACGACAGTGTCTTCGACTTAAATTTTCCCATCACTTAGGTGATCTGGAAGAAGTCGGAGCGCTGAAGAGTGTGACGACAGCAGAGTGGAAAACTCGTATCCTTGGTTATGACAAGCTAAAAGAAATGAAACTTGAAATGACCACGGACGAGGATATTGATGACTCTGGTGAGGGCAGTGTGATGTACTGGGCTTTTAGAGCCTATCTTCACGACTGCTACGAGGGTGGAGAGCGCGAGGCTATTGTGGAGCGTTTGAAAATGCGAGTTAAGCAATGTAAAAAACTCTTTGAGATCTCATTAAAGAGAAACTCTGTCGATTACAATGGCTTTGTGTCCAAGGTTGCCGTAGATGAATTTACCTCTCAGAGGTTAATTGACTACGATATGGCAACAAAGGACCCTCGTGTTAGACGACGCTACGCTTTGGCTTTGCTCTAAAGGGTTGAAGTACACTTGACGGACGTTGGTCCCGTCGTACAATACGGTTGTTCAGTGCATTGCTACTTCCTTGGTAAGATAGATCACTTCACCAATAGTAGCTTTGTAGCCGCGACTGTAGTACGATAGGAGACAGGTTGATAGGTTGGAAGGAGTAATTTCGAAGATTTCGAATCCCATAGTCGTTAGAGAAGTTGCCGTAAGGCCGTTCATCTCTCTCGTCTTTGGTTTCTAGCACCTTGATACCTTGACCGATTGTCTGTGTTTGTCCAAGTGTAGGGGCAGTAAGTGATGTGAACAATCACTGAAGTGCACGTTGATTACGTGCCTCCC